CAAGAGGACTAGGTCTGCGATCTTTTCCGGAAATAGCTTTCGTCCTTAGCCAATCCAGACCTGAGTAGTTTTTCCCTCCTTCTGTGCTCCGGGCAACAGTACGTCATAGAATTCTTAGGAGAAGTGTCCGTAAAATCAACTCCACAGTAACGATACCCACACTTTTTGACCCTGCCCTCAAGATCCTTAGCCTCCCTACAGGACGGACAATACTTGAAGTTGCCTAATTTCTCAGTTTCCCATTGAGACCCACACAGAAAACAGGTAAACTTTCTGACCCCAGAGACAGGGTGCTTTTCCCTTAAAACCCGTCGCCTATATCGAGCATAACAGGCAGCACTGTGAAAGTTGGCCGACTCAGTGGCCGACTTGAACTCAATCCCGCACCCCTTGCATACACGAAAACTTCCTTTCGGAGTCAAACAACCTTTACATAGCCCGGAAGTCAGTGACTTGAACGGGGCCACCTTTCCACAAGAAGAGCACGATGAGATCCTCTGGCTGCCCCCATAAGAGGTGTTTGGCAAAGAATAGCAGACACCTTTCACCCAGCACAGAACCGATTCAGAACGGGATTCTGTACCAGGGCTAGGCAAGTAATAGAGTAACTTCTCCGCCCTCCCCAAACCCAACTCAGCCACCAGTCGAAGAGTATCCTCGACCAACGGGTAGTCACGATCCCAAAGTCTGAAATCGTCTACATTGACTACAAGCCATCCCCCGGACTTGAGAGCCAACACACTTTTCTCTAAGACCTTTCTCCAAAAGAGGTTCAACCAATCTTCGTAAGTACAGTACTCTTCCCGACACCAATAAGGAGGTGAGGTCAGGACCATGTCCACATTCTCAGGAAATGTGGCTTCCTCGGACATCTCACACCGAATGTCAACAGTACCTTTCAAGTCTGGAAGGTACTGCCGGACCCAATCATTCAAACGAAGCAACCCAGCATGAGTCTCCGTAGAAGGGTCATACCCTACGTAGTTCGCTTGAGAGTTAGATAGCAATGTACCCAAAAGACGGCCACCATACCCAGCACAAGGGTCTAAGACTGTGCCCCCCGTACAACAGAACCTGTCCACCAGAGCCTTTGCTGCCGAAGGCCTGAAATTGTATACCCCGGATCTTTTCCAAAGCCTTAGAGCAGCCCGCATTCTAGCAGGGTTAGGAACATCCCCAGATTTCAGTATGAACCGAATCAGCTCTCTGAGTTGAAGGGGGTCCGAGAATAACTCTCGGGGGCTAGGGGCTCTGAAACTACTAGCCGACCAAATATGCTTCATGATTCCCTGACAAATACCTTGGCCGGCCTGTCTGGCTTTGATTGCGCCATCTTGGATGACATGAGAAGGGTCAAGATTAAGTAGAACAGTGAGCTCTTCCGGACGGGGGACATGATAGGGAAATCCCGTTTCCGACCAAAACTTGAAGAATGCTTCCACGAGTACCTCTTTACCAGAGTCGTCTAATGTAGGCCATTGTTTCACTTCAGCTACCAAGCCACTAGGTACCAAGGACTCATTTGTACGCACTGGCTGACGAGCAATAGCCCCTCTCCAATACTTAGCCGGGAACTTGTAGAGCATGTCGGGAGGGGCGTGCTCCCGAATCATCTTGAAAAAGGCGTCGGCTGAACGGGCACGGATCCCTAGTCTCTGACAAGTAAGGCATACAGGACATTTGGAATAGACATCCAAATTGAATCGGTTTCCTACTATACTCAGTACAGACCTGAGTTCTTTTTCATCTACATTCCCCAAAGCTATTGTAGGCAAACCATCTCCCAAATGACCGTCGTCGAAGTACCAGTAAGCAAGGGACCTTGGAGTGAGCTCCTTCAGGATGGACTCCGGAAAGATCCGAACCCCCTCAGGATAAAAAATGGATCGCATCTTACGCAACCACTCATGCTGAATTGTCTGAAAGCCAAACCCAAACGTCAGACGACCGTTCTTCATCTCCTTCTCCGCATACCGAATGGGGAGAGCGTGAGGAGAAAGAAGCTTATGTAGATGCCTGAGGTAGTCTATCTGCTCCTGGTAATGAGACACCTTGAAGACCCCCCTCTCCAATAAATGACCATCCCCAAGAAGGACCCCTATGAAAGCCTCTTTCTGCTCCTCAGTCACCTCCTCATGAGAAGTTGACCGGTCACTCTTAGTCAAGGCAGGAATCCCGAATTCTTTCAGCTTAACTGAAATCGTTGGTTTGCTCACCCCGTAAAGAGCCCCTATCTCCCTCTGACCGAGAGAAGAGTACAAATCAGCCAACTTAGCAGGGGTTAGATCATCCAGGACTGGTTGACCCGGACGTTTGGCATCCCTTCTCTGTCTCAAAGAAATCGAAGGAATCCCGTACTTCCTTCGAAAGTAAGAAACGGCCACATCGGACATACCCAAAAGGACTCCTATCTCAGCATCCGTATGCTCACGATACAGCTCTTCCAGGCGCTCTTTGGTCAGCCCTACTTCTTTAGCTCTGTTCCTACGTGCCATAGTAAGGGAACCCTACTACAGCCCTAACATAAGATCAAGTGGTCTCTAGAACCACACCGGAGATAGGCCCCATAACCTAAATATACAGAAGCCCCAGACAATTCTGTCTGAGGCTTCTATTTTACTCGAGAATTCCTGCTAGAATCTATCAGGTGCGGGTGACCACGAGGCGCGTAAGACCACGGGGGTTGAAGGCCCCTATACCCAGATTCTCAAAGCAGCTGAAGCCAATCGTCCGAGCCTTGGGGTCATCGGCCGACAGGACGGTCAATTCCGTCCTTACGGGGATGCGCCCAAAATTCTCGGGCTCACAGCAAACATACACGTAACCGGCTGGAACCAGACGGCTGGTGATGATCTGAGCGCCCCAGAGAGTGCTCTGGAGACCGGTCTTGAGCAGGGTTGCCTGGGTCTCGATGTCCAGGATGTCCCGACCGAACTTACGGATGTCAGCGTAATCGGTCGCATTCATGTAAATGCGAGCAACACGCAGATCATGACGCTCGACCTCGGCGAAGGCGTCAGCAAGGACGCTCGGCGAAATCGGAGCCACAACGGCGATATCCGGATTGGTCTGGGCAGCCAGGGTGTCGAAACCAGAGACCGCGATCGAGTCGAGAACCGCGAAGACCCTCTCGTCCTCGGCCGCCTGAATCTGCGCACGGGCAAGATCCTGGGACCGCTCGATGAGGTCAAAGCGCCGCTCCTTGATCTGCGTCAGAGGAATCTCGGGGTTCGAGGCAATCTCGAACAACGGGAAAATAACCCTGCGAGGCTTCTGGATAGCGACGATGTTCTCGCCCTCTTCGCCAACCACGTATGCAGTGACGTCGGGGTCCTTGTCGTAGATCGGAAGAGCGCCGTCGGGGAGCTCCTCAACGAGGAAGGTTTTACGTCCCACCGCAGTGTAGTCACGGCGAGAGCGGAGGGGCTGAACCATCGAAGCTGCGAGCTTGGCGCGACCGGCGGCGGTCTTGATATACTCACTGATAATCCGTTGCTTTTGGGCGTTACTGACCTGATTCATGGCTTCTTCCTTAGGGAACTTTCTTTTCCAGGTTAGGGGTTTACGGCTCCCGGGCTCAGATCCTCATGTCCAGTACCATTAGCGAGTTGTTCGCATCCGGTACGACCTTGAGAACGCCGACGATGGTGTAAGTGGTTTGCTCGAAGCAGTTGTTATCGTTACCTGCATTGGTCAGAAGACCATTCGCCGAAGCGTACAGCGCGTCGCCAACTGCGTAGGTAAGAGCCGCAGCACTGTTGAGATCCTGAGTCTCATACAGAGTCACGCCCACAACGGACATGCCATTGAAGTACGGACCACGGTTCGAAGCCACACCAGGGGTGTTTTCGTAGGCATTGCCCACGGCGTCATTGATGAAAAGTCCGAGAGGCTTGCACGTAGCTGTACCAACGCCACCGGAGGTGTCAGGACCACCGATATAGCCGTTGCCAGCATCTCCACGGGTGAAAGCTACGCTGGCACCCAAGACACCAGTCTTGGTGATACCAGATAGCGTAGTACTTACAG